CCCGCCCGAAGAAACCAAGGACGAGGCCCTACCCGGCACCGAAGGCGATGACGGTAGCCTGCGCGGCAAGACCGGCGACTCCGCTGCGCTGGAGCGCGCTTACGCACAGCTGGCGAGCCACGTCGAGATCCTGGTCCCCGGCTATCGCCTGCCCACCTTCGACTCGAAGCTGGCCCGCGCCAAGACCGTCGACATGTTCTGCGCGCAGCGCCGCGCCGTGCTGGCCCACCTGGGCACGACGATCGAAGGCAAGGCCCTGCTCGACACCGCTGCCGATGGCCTGACCCTGGGCCCGAAGACCAGCTGTGCCGATGTGGCCACCATGTTCGCTTCGGCGGTCGCTGCGAAGCGCGTCATGAATAACGCCGCCGCGACTCGCGACAGCCGGGCCATCCCGCAACCCAAAACCCCGGGCGCCGCTGGTGCCCGGACTCCCGCAGACCTGAACCGCTTCTACGCCGACTACCACGCCGGTAAGAAGCACTAGGCCCTCTCCCAACCTTCCTACAAGGACCCATGACCATGAAGACCCCGATCTTCTCCTCGCTGCGGGCTGCTCTGCGGACCGCTTTCCTGGGCGTGCTGAGCATGCTCATCCTGCCGCCCCCGATGCGCGCCCGGACCTCGGACGTCGCCTTCACCTTCCGCATGGGTGCCGGCTTCCCTGGCGACGTGAACCGCACCAACCCCTTCTCGGTGATCCCGGCCCTGATCAACACGACCACGCCCCCGCGGCTGTACGGTGATCCGGTGCTGGTGAACGCCGCGGACAACTCGGTGCGCGGCTTCGTCGTCGGCGATACGACCACCCCGACCACGATCTACGGCGTGGCGGTGCGGCCCTTCCCGACTCAGCAACAGAGCGGCGGCATGGCTGCGGCTATCGGTGCAGCGGCACCTCCGACCAGCGGCGTCATCGATGTGCTGCGTAGCGGCTTCATCATGACGAAGATCCCGCCCGGCGTGACCGTGGCGAAGGGCGGCGCGGTCTACGTCTGGTTCGCGGCCACTTCCGGCAACAACATCCAGGGCGGTTTCGTCGGTTCGCTGACGGGCGGCTCTTCGGCGCTGGTCAGCAATGCCAAGTTCAACGGTCCCGCGGATGCCAACGGCAACGTCGAGATCGAAGTCTGGCCGGCCTGATCTGCCACCCCCTGAACCCTTTTCACTGAAAGGTATTCCGATGAAGAAGATCCTCACCCCGACTGGCCGGCCGCTGGTGCGCGCCCGGACGATCGACCACCTGACCTTCGATGCCGCCATGCACCAGGCGATCGATGCGATGGGCAACGTGCGTGGCCGCTCGCTGGACCACGCCTACCGCACCCACGATGGCCGCACGGTGGACTCCACCGGCGCGTTCCTGGTGGGCGAACTGGAGCGACTGGATCAGCAGCTGTACATGCCGCTGGCCGCGGTCACCTGGAACCGCGACATCGAACTGCGCGAAGACGTTTCGCTGGCCGACGAAGCGAGCAGCTTCATGCTGTCGACCTTCGCTGCTGCGGGCTCGCTGGGCGCCGGCAACGGCATCCGCAACGGCAAGTCGTGGATCGGCAAGAGCACCGACCAGATCGGCGGTATCTCGATGGACTCGGGCAAGTACCCGCTGCCGCTGACTCCCTGGGGCATGGAGCTGAAGTTCTCCCTGCTGGAACTCGAATCCTCGGTCAAGCTGGGCCGGGCCATCGACGACCAGAAGTACGAGGGCCTGAAGCTCAAGCACCAGATGGACATCGACGAGATGGTCTATGTGGGTGATGCCCAACTGAACCAGGGCGGTCTGGTGAACAGTGCGCTGGTCACCAATGTCTCCAATCTGCCGAACGGTGCCGCGGCCTCCCCGCTGTGGCAGAACAAGACCCCGGCCGAAATCCTGGCCGACGTCAACGCGATCATCACCTCGACTTGGGGCGCTTCGGCCTGGGCGGTGATGCCGGCGCGGATCCTGATCCCGCCGAAGCAGTTCGGCTACATCAGCACCCAGACCATCAGCACGGCGGGCAACATCTCGATCCTGAAGTACCTGCTGGAGAACAATGTGCTGAAGTCGAGCGGCAAGGGCGAGCTGGAGATCCAGCCGGCCAAGTGGCTGATCGGCGCGGGCAGCGGTGGCACCCTGGGCACGGAAGGCACGGTCGACCGCATGGTCTGCTATACCAAGGACAAGAAGTTCGTGCGCTATCCGATGACCATGCTGCAGCGGACTCCGATCCAGTACGACAGCATCTACCACAAGACGACCTACTACTGCAAGCTGGGCGTCGTCGAGGTGGTCTATCCCGAGACCATCGCCTACCGCGACGGCCTGTAAGCAGCGGCGGCGCAAGCCGTCCTGTGCGTAGCGGGGGCCGCGGAGTCGATTCGCGGCCCCTTTGTTCATCCTGAAGGAGTTCCCCCAATGGCAACCGCAGCAAAGAAGACCAAGACCCCGACCCGCGTGCGCGTCAGCGCCCCGGTCAGCATCGTGCCCGATGTTCCGAAGCCGGACCTCGGCGATCTGGTGGAGACGACCGTCCCGAAGACCTACACGCTGACCCGCGATGGCGGCGTCCCGATCACCTACCACGCTGGCTTCGTCAACATGCCGCGCGCAGACGCCGAACACTGGTGGTCGAAGGCGCAAGGCGTCGAGATCAAGCGCTGAACCACCTCGGAGTCCCACATGGCCGACAACGCCCTGTTCCGCACGGTCTTTCCGGAGTTCGCTGACCTGGCAACGTATCCGGATGCCGCCGTGGATTACTACCTCGCGTTTTCGCTGAAGCTGATGAATGCGGAACGGTGGGGCGATCTTCTCGATCACGGGCAGATGCTACAGACCGCCCACTACATCGCACGTGCGCGCGCGGCAGGGGCATCGGCGTCCAGGCCTGGGGCTCAGGTCGGCGTCGTCTCGTCGAAGAGCGTGGGGCCGGGCTCCATCAGCTACGACAACTCCGTGGCCACCGAGCAGGACGCGGGGCACTGGAACTCCACCACCTACGGCACGCAGTACATCCGGCTCGCGCGCCAGGTGGGGGCCGGTCCCGTGGAGTCTGGCCAGCCGCAGGCCGACGCCTCCGCTTCCTCGGCATGGCCTGGCGTCATCATGCCGTGGTGACCCGTGAAGCTGATCAAGGGGGGCGTGAAGCTCATCAGGGATCAAGCCGTCGCCCACGTGGAGGCGGTCGAGATCCTGCTGCGCAACGAGATCCTCGTCGGCTTCCCTGAGCAGAACGCCGATCGTGAGCCGGAGGACTCGCATCTTTCTGGCCCTAATGGGCCGACGAACGCCGCCCTCGGATACATCCACGATCACGGGGCGCCGGAGGCGAACATCCCGGCGCGCCCTTTCATGGATCCCGGCATCCAGTCGACCCGTGACGATCTGGCCGGCCAGTTTCGATCTCTGCTAGAGAAGGTCACCCACGTGGGCGGCATCCCGCCTACCCAGGTCGCCCAGCGGCTCCACCGCATCGGACTGGTCGCTTCCGTGGGCATCAAGAACAAGATCAATGAAGGCATCCCCCCTCCCCTGGCTGAGTCGACCCTCCTGAAGCGCGCAAACAGGGGCCTGAAGGGCCGTAAAGGGGCCCAGAAGGAGCTGCAGAACCGGGCTAAGGGGGAAGCCCCATCCACGCAGTTTGCGAAGCCCCTAGTGGATACTGGCCAGCTGCGCAATGCCGTGAACTATGTGATCCGCCCATCACGCCCCGGCAAGGTCACGAAGCTGGCCAAGCCCTCGACCAAGAAAGTGTGACCATGGCGAACCTAGACGTCAGCGAACTGTTCGACGACCCGGACTTCTCCAGCACCTTCGATGTGAAGCGCCGGCAGGAAGTGGTGGGCTCGAACGGCCGCGCCACGACGACTGATGTGCTGCATGCGGGAGTCAGCGGCTCGGTCTGGCCCAGCGAACCGAGCAACCAGCAGCGAACCGAAGACTACGAGACGTCTTTCCGCGTGATCGAGATCGCCACCTCCTTCCGGCTCCGCGCCGCATCGACCGGATTCAAGGCTGACGTGGTGATCTGGGACGGCGTCGAATACACCGTGAAGGCGGTGAAGAACTTCACCAAGTACGGCTCAGGCTTCGTCCACGCGACGGCTGAGTCGATGAACTCCACCGACGCCCCGCTGAGCTGACCATGCCGAACGATTCAACCACCGCAGGCTACCTGACCCCGGTCGCGCCGCTTCCGATCTACGACGACGCCCTTGTCGACGCCCTGCAGGCGACGATCACGGGCATCACGGGCATCACGGGCAGTCTGATCCGCCCCCGCTGGCAACCGGAGCCCGTGACGAAGCCGGACAGCTCGGTCAACTGGGTGGCCTTCGGCATCACCAATCTCGAGCCCGACACCTTTCCTTTCGAGGAGATGGCTCCGGACGGCCAGACCATGACGGTGCAGTATTCGGAGACGCTGCAGGTCTTGCATTCCTTCTACGGGCCGGCCGCCAGCGCGATGGCGAGCCGGTTCCGCACCGGCCTGATGGTCTCCCAGAACCGCGACCCACTCAGGGCCGCTGGCATCCTTCTCGTCGCAGCCGAGAAGCTGGTCAACCTTCCCGCTTTGTTCAAGGAGAAGTGGGTGCAGCGCGTGGATCTGACGGTGTATTACCGAAGGGTCGTCTCGCACACCTATCAGATCCGCAGCGTGGTCTCGGCTGGCGCAGGGTTGGATAATGAACTCTACGTGACGCCGATCCCGGTTCCAACTCCACCCACTCCATAGGAGTAAATGACGATGAACACCTCCCTCCCCATCTCGCGGCTGGTCAACGTCGCGGTCAATCTGACCCCGGCAGGCGCGCAGTCGCAAAGTCTGTCGGCCCTGCTCATCCTGGGCAACTCCGATGTGATCGACGTCACCGAGCGCGTCCGCGAATACAGCTCGCTCGACGGCGTGGTTGCGGACTTCGGCACCAGCGCCCCGGAATACAAGGCCGCCGCCCTGTGGTTCGAGCAGGTCCCGCAGCCCGTGGTGCTGAAGATCGGTCGCTGGGCGAAGACCGCCACGAAGGGCAAGCTCGTGGGTGCCTTGCGTTCCGCGGCTCAGCAGAACATGACGGCGTGGAATGCCATCACCACTGGCGCCTTCACCTACACGAAGGATGGCGCCGCCCCCACCACGGTGACGGGCCTCAACTTCTCCGCAGCCGCCAATCTGAACGCCGTCGCTTCGATCATCACCGCGGCGCTGACCGGCGCGGTCATGGTGTGGAATGCGGTTTACCAGCGCTTCGAGCTGACCAGCAACACCACCGGGGCCACCTCGTCGGTCACCTTCTTGTCGACGCCTGGCTCCGGCACGGACATCTCTGATGACCTGGGCATGCGCTCCTCGGACTCTGGGGCTTACCGTGCCGATGGCCGCGCCCCGGAAGAAGCCGTCGACGCCGTGGCCGAGTTTGATCTGAAGTTCGGCCAGTCGTGGTATGCGCTGATGGTGCCTGAAGGCGACAACGACGATCACCTGGCCATCGCCGCCTTCATCGAAGGCACTAACACCAAGCATCTTTACGGCGTGACCACCCAGGAAGCCGGGGCGTTGAGTTCGGTCAGCACCACGGATCTCGCCTATCTGCTGAAGACGGCCGGCTACAACAAGACGATGATCCAGTACAGCAGCTCCAACGCCTACGCGGTGGCATCGGCGCTCGCTCGGATCCTGACCACCGATTACGGCGGCAACAACACGATGATCACCCTGATGTACAAGCAGGAGCCGGGCATCGTGGCCGAGAACCTGAACGCCAACCAGGTCGACGTGCTGCAGGACAAGCACTGCAACGTCTTCGTCGCCTACAACAACGACACCGCGATCCTTCAGCACGGCGTCTGCTGCAGCGGCAACTTCGTCGACATCGTGACCGGCACTGACTGGCTGGCGGTCACGATTCAGACCCGTCTCTACAACATCCTCTACACCAGCCCCACCAAGATCCCGCAGACCGATGCGGGCATGCACGTCCTGCTGACGGCGGTGGAAGCGGTCTGCTCGCAGGGGGTCACGAACGGTCTGCTCGCGCCGGGGGTGTGGAACTCCAACGGCTTCGGCACGCTGCGGCAGGGCGACTATCTGGCGAAGGGTTTCTACGTCTACGCTCCTCGCGTGGACACCCAGGACCCCGCGCAACGTGCCGCCCGCCACGCTGTCCCCATTCAAGTCGCGGCGAAGCTCGCCGGGGCGATCCACGACATCAACGTTTCCGTTGCGGTCAACCAGTAAGGAGGCTCTGAGCCATGCAAACCTACAGCTTTCTCGACGTCACGGCCACGCTGATCGGCCCTGGCGGCTTCATTGGTCTGGGCGCAGGCGCTGGCGCCGCAGAGGAAGGCATCAGCGTCGATCCTTCCACGGAGATCGACGTGATGCAGATCGGGGCCGATGGCTCCGGCATGCACTCGCTGATCGCGGACCGTAGCGGCAAGATCACGGTGCGCCTGCTGCGCAACTCCCCGCGCAACCGCGAGCTGAGCGCGATGTACGAGTTCCAGACCGCCAGCGGATCGGCCCACGGGCAGAACACGCTGACGATCACGAACCAGCAGACGGGCGAAGTGATCACCTGCCAGCAAGTCGCCTTCGCCAAGGCCCCGCCCGTCAGCTTCGGCCGCGAGGCGATGATGCTGGAGTGGGAGTTCAACGCGGTCACGATCAACCGAGTCCTCGGCGCCCTGTGACCAACCACTGACGGAAGAAGACAACCATGAACCAACAAGTCGAGATCACACTAGAAGGCCAGAAGTACCGTGTGGGCAAGCTGGCCCCTCTGGCCGCTTTCCACGTCATGCGGCGCGTCATGCCGCTCATGCACTCTCTGGGCCTGGGCCTGGGGCAGGTGCAGGAGATCGCCGGCGCGAAGCTGACCGAGGCGGACTTCGCGAAGGGCTTCCAGCCAGTCACCGAAGCGCTGGCGAAGATGCCCGATGCTGATGTGAACTACGTGATCTCGGCTTGCCTGTCCGTGGTGCACCGGCTCGATGGCGAGCGGTGGGCTCCTGTTCAGAATGGTGGCTCGCTGATGTATCAAGACATCACGATGCCGACGATGGTCAAGCTGACGATGGCTGTCTGCAAGGAGAACCTCGGCGGTTTTTTCGGAGAGCTCCTCGCCGGTGGAACTCCCTGATCCCTGACGGCCCTTCTGGGGTCGTCCTAGTGGAGATGGCCAACGGCGAGGACTGGCTCATGCGCCCCGTATTGCGGGGCCTTGTGCCTTATAGGGCGGTCGTGCAGCCGGGGCTGACCCTTGAAGACTTCGCACGGATGATCGACGCTCTCGAGGTCGAAGCGGAGAATCAATACCGGGTGCAACAGGCAATGAAGAAGGGCTCGACATGAACGCTACGACCGAGATCCTGCGCGAGTATCTGGTATCGCTAGGCTACGAGGTCGACCAGCCCTCGTATCGCAAATACCTGTCGGCCCTGAACGTCACGCAGATGACGGTCAAGGGGGTGGGCCTGGCTGTGGCCGGCCTGGGAGCGGCAGCTGTCGCGTCGGCGGCCATCTTCGGCCGGTCGATGGAGCGCCTCTACTACTCCAGCCGCAAGGCGGATGCGGCCGCGGGCAACATCCTCGCGTTGGAGTTCGGCGGCAAGCAGATCGGCATCGGCGCCGACAAAATGCGTGGAGCCCTCGAAGGCTTCGCCCGCAACCTGCGGATGAACCCCGGACTGATCGCCCTGCTCGAACAGCTCGGAATTCCAGTCCAGGGCCGCGACAAGTCGGACGTCTTCACCGATCTGGTCGCTCAGCTCCGCAAGATGCCTTTCTATGTCGGCGCGCAGTACGCGCAGCTGTTCGGCATCGACCCCGATGACCTCCTGCTCCTGCAGGAAGGTCTGGAGAAGATGAAGGCGGCCGCGGATCTGCGCCGTCAGCTTGCGGCCAGCGCTGGGCTCGACTACGACAAGATCGCCAAAACGGGCATGGAGTACGCCAATGCCCTGAACTCGATCAATGAGCGGCTCGGCATCACGTGGAACATTCTTCAGGAGAAGCTACTCCCCTACATGAAGTCCTTCACCGAGTGGGCCACGAAAGCGCTCGACGCCTTCAACGCCTGGCTGAACAAGACCAACATCACCAAGGAGGTGAAGGATGGGGCGAAGGGGGCTCAGTCTGGGGTGAGTTCCTACTGGGACTGGACGAAGCGGTTCTGGAGCGGCGCCGCTGAATCCTTCAAGAACTACGGCAAGCCAGCCGCGCCCGGAAAACAGGGCCCAGAAGCGCCGCAAGTCATCGGGCAAGGGGGTAGCCAGGCTCAGCGGCTTTTCGCGAGCCTAGAGCGCCTCTACGGCCTTCCTGAAGGGGTTCTCGATCGCATGTGGAAGAAGGAGTCCGGCCGGGGGCTCTACATGCTCAGCTCGAAGGGGGCGCAAGGCCACTTCCAGTTCATGCCGGCCACGGCGAAGGAGTGGGGCGTCGAGGATCCGAACGATCTGACCTCGTCGGCCACCGGGGCAGCCCGCTACATGAACTACCTGATGAAGCGCTACGGGGGTGATGTGACCAAGGCGCTCGCGGCTTACAACTGGGGCATGGGGAATCTTGAGAACAAGGGTCTCGGCGCCGCTCCGCTCGAGACCCGCAAATACGTCGAAGACATCGCGGGCACCCCGATCCAGATCAACACGCAGGTGACGGTTCATGGCTCCACGGATCCTGAGCAGACGGCCAACCGGACTGCCGCAGCCGTTGAGCGCACGAACTCGTCACTGATTCGCAACACTGTGGGAGCGGTTCGATGAGCAGTCCGGGTCTCGGCTACGTCCAGGCAGCGCTACAGCTGGGGGTCAATGCGATCCTCGTCAAGCCGCAGCGTGGCATCGGCAACCTTCTCCCGCAGGTCACCTTGCAGGAAGTCCACCGGGACACCCTCGAGATCACGGACCACCCGGTCCAGCAGGGCGCGACTATCTCCGATCACGCTTACAGCCGCCCTGCGGAAGTGATCATCCACTGTGCGTGGAGCAACAGCCCGACGATCCCCAGTTTCGTCGGCGGCATTGCGGCCGCTCCTTTTCAGACGGTCGTGGGGGTGCAGTCGATCCTGACCGGCAACGCGCCACAGCAGGTCCGCGAGATCTACCAGGCGTTGCTCGCCCTTCAGCGCAATCGCCAGCCCTTCGACGTCTACACCGGCAAGCGGGCCTACCGGAACATGCTCATCCGTGATCTGACCGTGACCACGGATCGGCAGACGGAGAACACGCTGATGGTGGTGGCTCAGCTGCGGGAGGTGATCCTCGTCTCCACGCAAACAGTTCGCCTGGGGGATGTCCCTGCTTCCGCTCGCAAAGATCCGGAGTCGAACACCCCGACCAGCAACGCCGGGGCGAAGCGGCTCACGGCAGGGGACAATTTCAGTCAGCGCTTCATTGATTCGATCTCCCTGCCCTCTTACGCCAAGACGCCATGACTCCATTCGAGATCCCCCTCAGTCCTGCTCCACAGACGTTTTCGATCCCGTTGAACGGCATCGACTACAAGCTCACCGTCTACTGGAACAAGGCGTCGCAGAACTGGGTGATGAACATCGACGATGATGCCGAGAACCCCATTGCGCATGGGATCCCTCTGCTGACAGGCACCAACCTGCTCGACCAGTTCGAGTATCTGGGCATTGGCGGGGCTCTGGTGGTGCAGACCGACTCCGCTGTCGATGACGTCCCTTCCTTCTCTGAGCTGGGGGTCACTGGCCGGCTCTACTTCGTGGTCCCATGAGCACGCTGCAGTATCTCCGCAAGGTCACGCTGTTGCTCTTGACAGGGCCGCTGGACGAGGAGCCGGCAGCGTACATGGTCGGGCCGGACAACACGCAGAACGGGCTCGACCTCTCGGAGTTCCACTTCAAGTTCCAGACGGCGCAGCAGGACGTCGAGTCCCCCAACAACTGCACGATCCGGGTCTACAACCTGAGCGCTAGCACTGTCCGGCAGATCCGCGGCGAGTTCAGCCGGGTGGTTCTTCAGGCGGGGTACGAAGGCCAGTTCGGTGTGATCTTCGACGGTACGATCAAGCAGTTCCGCATCGGCAAGGAGAATGCGACCGACTCCTACCTCGACATCCTGGCTGCGGATGGGGACCTTGCCTACAACTTCGGCGTGATCAACCGGTCGCTAGGTCCGGCCGCGAACTCCGCTGAGCGGATCCGGAAGATCTGGGAAGACCTGACGCCCTATGGCGTGAAGCCTGGCAAGTCGATGGACTACACCGGCGGCGTCTTGCCGCGCGGCAAGGTGCTATTCGGTATGGCCCGAACCCTGATGCGCAACGAAGCTCAGGCGATGGGGGCCACGTGGAACATCTCGAACGGCCGGATCAACATCACGCCGCTCGATGGCTACCTGCCAGGTGAAGCCATAGTCGTGAATGCGGCTAACGGTATGGTGGGGATCCCCGAAGCCACCACCGAGGGGGTCGAGTTCAAGATGCTGTTGAACCCACGGCTGCAAGTGGGTGGCCGCTGCCAGATCGACAACGACTCGATCAACAAGACGCTTCAGCAGAATCCCACGGCAGCGCCGGTGGCTTTCAACCGCTACACCGGCCTGCAGTTCTTCGCTTCGACCACCGATGATGGCTTCTACCGCATCTTGGTGGTCGAGCACACCGGCGACACGAGAGGGCCTGACTGGCACTCCAAAGTGGTCGCCCTGGCATTGGATCCGGCAACGCAGAAGGTGAAGCCCTATGGATAGGCGGGAGCGGCTGAACGATCTAGTCGAGGGGGTCTTGGCCGCCCTTGAAGGTCGGCAGGCTGAGATGTGGACGGCGATGCCTGGGATCATCCGCGAGTATTTCCCGGCGACGATGACCTGCACGGTACAGCTGGCGATCAAGATGAACGTGCGCGAGCCCACGGGGGCGATCCGCTTCGTCGAAGTGACCCCACTGATCAACGTGCCGGTCATCTTCCCGAACGGTGGCGGCTTCTCGCTGACCTTCCCCATCAAGCCAAACGACGAGTGCCTCGTGATCTTTGCGATGCGTTGCATTGACTTCTGGTGGCAGAGTGGTGGTGTCCAGCTTCAGGGCGACCACCGCATGCACGACATCAACGATGGCTTCGCTCTAGTGGGCGCTCGATCACAGCCCCGCAAGCTTTCCCCGGCTCCGAATGCCGGGGCTGTGCAGCTTCGATCTGACGATGGCACGGCGCTGGTGGCTATCGAAGCCAACAAGAACATTACGCTGACGACGCCTGGCACGCTGACCATCAATGCGACCGCGGTGCAGATCAATGCGCCTGTCACGGCCACGGGCAATGTCATCGGAGACGGCATCAGCCTCAAGACCCACACGCACCCCGGCGTTCAGCCTGGGGGCGCTTCCACAGGAGCACCCAACCCATGAGATACCGCGCGCTCACTCCAGAAGGCGACTACAACTTGGGCGCCACCGGGCAGTTCCTGATCAATACGCCGGCCACCGTGGGCCAGGCCATCTCGACGCGGCTACGTCTAATGGCTGGCGAGTGGTTCCTCGATGCGGATGAAGGGACGGCCTACCAGACGAAAATCCTGGGCTACGGAACTCAGGGCACCCGCGACATCGAGATCAAGCGCCGCATTTTGGATACCCCCGGAGTGCAGGAGCTTCTCGAATACAGCTCCGAGGTCCAGGCTGACCGATCCTTCCAGATCTCGGCCCGGGTCTCGACGATCTACGGTGAAGTTCAACTCAGCGCGAGCGTTTGACCATGACCTATCCACTAGCTTCTCTTGGCGTCCAGATCACGCCGGTCGGCATCACCGCCCCCACCTACGAGGATGTGCTTGAATCGCTCAAGGCGAGCATGCGGCAGATCTTCGGGGTCGACATCTACATCGAGCCGGACAGTCAAGATGGACAGATGATCGCGGTGTTCGCTCAGGCCATCCACGACTGCAACCAGGCTGCGATTGCCGCTTATCACTCCTTCAGTCCCAACAGCGCGCAAGGCATCGGCCTGTCGAACGTGGTGAAGATCAACCACATCCAACGGCGCGTGCCCACCAGATCGACGGTCCTGCTCAAGCTGGTCGGTCAGGAGGGGACGATTGTGCAGGACGGCATCGCGGGCGATGCGAACGGCAACCGCTGGGCCTTGCCATCTTCCGTGGTCATCCCCGGCGCCGGGTTCATCAACATCACGGCCACGTGCACCCAGGACGGAGCGGTTTCCGCGCCGGTGGGGTCCGTCACGCAGATCATCACCCCGACGCTCGGCTGGCAATCGGTGACCAATGAAGTCGAAGCCGCGGCCGGCCAGCCGGTGGAGACTGACGCTGATCTGCGTCGCAGACAAGTGATCAGCCCGGCGCTCAACTCCTACTCGACCATGAGTGGTCTAGTGGCCGCGCTTCAGGATCTGGACGGGGTCACGTATCTGAAGGTCTACGAGAACGACACGAACGCGACCGATGTGAATGGTGTGCCCGCGCATTCCATCGCCGTGGTGCTGGAGGGCGGGGATTCCACGGAGATCGCCACCACGATCTTGAAGAAGAAGGGCCTCGGCGTCGGCACCCACGGGACGACCACGGTCAATCTGACTGACCTCGCGGGCATCAGTCGCCCGATCAAGTACTCGGTGGTGACCCACAAGAATGTCAAGGTGCAGGTTTCGCTTGAAGCGCTGGACGGCTATACGACGCTGATTGCCGATGCGATCAAGGAGTCGGTGGCGGAATACATCACGGCGCTTCCTGTGGGGGCCGATGTGCTCCGCGTAAGGCTCTTTGTCCCCGCGCAGCTGGCGGGGCAGGATCCGGAGAGCACCTATTTCGAGGTGGGACAGATCGAGCTGGCCTTCATCCCCGCGGCCTTCGGGACCGCCGATCTGGTGGTTGCCTACAATGAGAAGGCCTACTGCTCCGCTTCTGACGTCACGATCGTCCTGCTGTGATGGACTACACGACCCTGATCACCAGCCAGCACTCCAGTGCTGCGAAGTTCATGGCACTGGTGGATGCCATCACGAAGCCGCTTGCTGAGACCACCGCTGTTCTTCAGTCGATGCCTGAGCTTTACGACGTCGACGTGGCGCAAGGTCAGCAGCTCGACTACATCGGCAAGTGGGTCGGCGTGAATCGCAAGGTCAGCACCCCGATCACGGATGCTTGGTTCTCGTGGAATATCGCGGGCCTGGGCTGGAACCAGGCCAACTGGAAAGGCCCTTACGAGCCCACGGAAGGCATCGTCGATCTGGACGATGTGACCTACAACGCCATCATCCACAACCAGATCGCCGCGAACTACTGGGACGGCAGCGTCGAAGACGTTCAAGATCTGACGTTCACCGGGCTCTCCACTTTCGACATCTGGGTGGCCGTGGTGGACAACATGGACATGAGCGTGGATGTCTATGTGGCGGGGCCTCTGACCGCCCCACTGCGTGCTCTCATTGAGCGCAATGTGATCCCGCCAAAGACGGCCGGGGTCAGGGTCAACGACGTCCACGAGATCGACTACCCGCTCTTCGCGCTCGACAACGCCACTACGATCTACTTCGCGGGCTTTGACCGCGGCGTCTTCAGCACCTAACTCTAGGAGATCCCATGCCGGCCAATCAATACAGTAGCAATTGGGCCTATGACCTCAGCTCCAATGCGCTGACTCCCTCTGCCTGGGCGGCACTGAGCCCAACCATCAAGGGCCCCGGCTTCGTGCCGGGCATCGCACTCAGCGAGCATATGAACACGCTGATGCGGCAGCTGACCACCTCGATGGCGGGCATCGCTAAATACGTCGAGACCAAAGGCTCGGTGGACCAGCTGGACAATGGCAGCGTCAACGACTACTTTCTGGCGTTCAAGTCTGCGATGGACAATGTGCTCGCGCAAGCACAGGCGTCGGCCGCGCCAGTAGGTGCGATCATGCCCTTTGCTGGCCTGGCAGTCCCGGCAGACTGGCTCCCCTGTAATGGGGCGAACGTCTTGGCATCTAGTTACCCGCAGCTGCTGTCTGTGATCGGGAACCTCTACGGCACCGGCGGCGGACTTTTCCCGACGTGGTTCACGCTGCCCGACCTGCGCGGCATGTTCCTTCGGGGCTGGGACTCGCTGCCTGACGGATCTATCAGCCGCAACGTGGACCCCGGCCGCGTGATCGGTTTGACTCAGGCTCCGCAGGCCGAACTCCCCAACCATCAGCACTACAACGGGGTGGCAGAGGACACGGCTGGCATCTTCGTCTACGGTAGCACCACAGACGGCATGCCGGGGACTTCCACCGGCTCTATCCAGAACGTAGGCGGTGGTAATGTGCGGCAGGGCCTCACCAGCCAAGCCGGCCTCAGCCGTGAGACGCGCCCGTGGAACGTGGCGGTCAACTTCATCATCCGCGCCCGCTAAGGAGGCCACATGGCAATCAACGATTTCAAGCCCATCGCATTCGCTGCGCTGGCCACGGTCACGCCGCAGGTCACATGGGCGGGCAGCTCGAAACAGCTGAACGGGTTCCCCACCGGTCAAGTGGCGCGAGCTGACATGAACAAGGCACTGCGCCAAGCCTCAGTGATGGGGGCTGCGCTGGCGGAGACCATTAAGGACGTGCTCAACGAAGATGTGCTGGACAACGGCGACTTCGCCGCCCGCGTGACGCAGATCAAGACGCTGCTCGGCGTGCTTGAAGTCAAGCGGGGTGGGATCCAGAAGCTCACTAGCGCTACTCGCCTGTGGGCTTGGCAGCGCGACACCACCCCGGTCTACAGCTCGCCAATCATCATCACGAACTACGTCATCAGGGCCGGTGGCGTGATCGGCGGCGCGGTGACCTTCAGCGGGGCTGTGGTGCTTTTCGGTGGGTATGACGGCTACGTCTACTGCGTCCAACTTGCCACAGGCACAGAGCTCTGGCGCACAGCAGTCGGCGGCGCAATCTACGGCCGCGTGCAGGCCCACGACATCGACGGTGACACCTTGCTGGAGATCGTCGCGGCTGACCAAGGCGGCAGGATCACGCTGCTGCGATGCGACGGATCGGTCTGGCACACCGGCAAGACCAATCGCGCCTTGAACAGCGCCTACGTTCGTGATGGTGGGCGGTCGCAGCCTGGGGACGCCTTCACGCCCTATTTGACCGCTACCAACGGCGGTCTGAACTACGTCGAACTCGCCGGGGCCACCTGGGCGCCGAAGGCCTTCATGCGCACTACGCCAGCAGGCGCGGTCATCCATGATGACATCGAGATCCTCAATGCAGGCGGCACGGCGGTGGTCGATACGAAGCGCATCCTCGACGTGACCACCAGCGGAACGCCGCGCATCACGGTCGATACGAACTTCAGCGTGGCCCCGATTGCAGGGACCAAGTTCCGCGTCAAGCCGAACCATTCCTCCGACTACTTCTTCATGCACGCCGGCACGATCTCGGTCGAAGGCGGCGTGCCCTACCTCTACCAGACCGGGTTCGATCATCACCTAGTCAAGTACAACTTGGCCACCCAGGCGGTGGTGTGGAAGCAAGCGCTGGGTGGAGACATCGAGCTGTTCCCTTCCGTGCTGGATGTGGACAACGACACCAACCTCGAGGTCGTCACGATCTGCCTGGGTGGCATCCTGACAACAGCGGGCAAGGAGAACGCCCATGTCTCCTGCTGGAATGCCACGACCGGGGCTTTGAAGTGGGCGACTGATCTGCCCACTGGATCCGTCTCGAGTATGCTGGTGGCCCAGATCGACGGCACCTCTGCTTGGAGCGTGCTGGTGGGTCAGCAGAACGGGCAGATGATCAAGGTGCGCGGATCGGATGGCGTGGTGCTTGAAAGCTCCACCACGCTGACTGACTCCAGCTTCAACGGCGTCGATTCAGTGCCCATGAAGATTGGCAACGGTGGCGGCGCCGATGATCTGTTGGTCGGGTCGGACGCTGGCTTCATCACCCGCATGGACGCCTTCATGGACGTCAAGTGGCAGCAGCGCTTCGACGCGGTCTTCAACTCCTCGCCGATCATGCTGGACGTGAACGGCGACGGTCAGGAGGAGATCCTGATTGCCGACATGTCGGGGATGCTGATGATCTTGACCAAGGATGGCGGCTTCGTGGGGGCCATCTTCACGAAGGGCGGGATCGAAGGGATCCCCGCAGTCAGCGACTTCAACGGGGACGGCCGCTACGAAATTCTGATCCCGACCCTCCTGGGCCGGCTGGAGTGCTGGCAGTTTACAGAATCCTGACCACCAGAGGTCCCTTGAGCTTCTCGCCGTCACTAGGATGCCAGAAGCGAGCCCCGGTCTCCCCGCGGTGCACCGGCCCCTTGTATTCGTGGGCCAGCCTGGGCATGGTCGCGTGATGCCGCTTCAGGATCACCGACCACGCCTGCACCTGCGGGGAATCTTCCACGCCGGCGCTTGCAAGCTCTTGGCGGATGGCAATCAGCGCGGCGATGTATTCGTCCAGCGTGACCGGGGGTCGTTGCGGTGGGTGGAGTGGCAGCTGCTCGCTCATGTCTTCTCCCCACGGAGCCACGGAGCCGGATCCTGGGCCAGACCGCACCACTCGATCTCGGTGAACTTGAAGTGCGAGATCATGAATGCGGTGCCGGCGCACTCTTCAGCCGTGAAGTGGGGCTGCGCCGGGGGTGACCAGGCTTCCGCGTCAGCGTGATACCAGCGCCGCTGCGGCTGCATCAGACTGGGGCTGGCCGCGCGCCGAGTCTTCCACCAGCCGCTGCAGGGCGGGGGCCCTAGCCGCCAATCAGTCAGGCCGCAGACCTCCTCCAGCGACGGAAGGCCGGGAAACAGGGTAGCTTGCTCATTCATGGACGCGCCTCCTTGCGGGTCGTGATTCAGGTGCGGAGATATACATGCCGGATTGATCGAAGTAGGCACCGTTGTTCCGGGTCTTGATCACGCAGGTGGATCCGCTGAAGCCGCCGAACTCCAACGACCGGTGATCCACGATCCAGATCTGCCGCTGCTCGACCTGGGCGCGGCGCGCCAGGCTCTCGAGGAGATCGTTGACCCCCTTCTTACTGAGCCACTGCGTCGGCTCGTCCCACACCTCCAGATTCAGGCTGAGCCCGGTCCTGGCTCTGATCAGGTTCGCCAGCCCTTCCTGCCCGGCGACGCGTAGGCGCTGCTTCTCGCCGCCTGACCAAAGAGCCCACGGCACCCGCTCCGGGCTGTTCGGGCTCTTGACCATCACGCTGAAGCCCCGGCGCGACGTCCCGGCCTTGGTTTCCTTGTCGACGGCAAACTCAAGCTCCCAGCCGAGCAGGCCCTTCGACTGGATGGCATTGTTCACCTCCAGCTCGAACTGCTCCAGCGCTTCACTGATCAAGGCCAGCCGGATCTCGCGGAACCACTTCGACCACCCAGCCTCGATGGTCATGGTCATGGTCAGGTCGTCGATCTGCCGCTGCATCTTGGCAGCTTGCTTCTGAAGATCCACCAGATCACGGCTGCGTTCCTTGATCCGCTCCTCGTAGGGGTTGGGCTTATCGGACCACTCCTCGTGCTCGCGTTCGATCCGGTCGAGCAGATCCTCCACGCGGGCCCGGTCGCGCCTGGCTTCGATGGTGGCCTGCTCAGCACCACGAAGGGCCTCGTTGCGGCGCCGGACCACGACGTCCTGCCGGTCATAGGCTTCCTGTCCCTGCACCTTGTGTTCGCGCGCCGTGGCCAGAAGAGCCTCCTTCCTCTTGATCGCGGCGTTCAAGTCGTGAATCTGCCTCCGGATACCGCCCTGCGCTTCTTCGGGGATCTCCTGCCCGCAGGTCGGGCAGTTCTGGCCAACTTCATGGTTGTGAAGCGCCGAGGCCAGATCCTTCACTTGCCGAACAGACGTGCGGACCTCCACCTCGAGGTCGGCCATCGCCATGCCTATCTCACGGAGAGCCTTCTTTAGCTGTTCTAGTTTGGCCAGTTCCGCGGCGTAGGCCTCGCGGGCTTCCCCTTCCGCCGCATCAGATCGCGCCAGGATCGCTTTTTTCTCCCCTGACAGGGCTATCCCCTTGTCGTGGTCTTCCTGAAGCGTCCTGAGCCGTTTCTTGCGGGCCTGCTCGTATTGGGCGCTGAGGTCTTCTAGAGCAGTGTCGGCAGAAAGCTGCTCCAGCCGCCCGGAGACCCGGCCGAGGTCCCGCTCCAGGGTCCGCAACAACAGGTCGGTACGCCCCGCCCGCTGGCTCGCCCGCTGGCTGTAATCCACCCATCGGTCGATGGCCATGATCTCGCCGAACAGCTGGGCCTGGGGTTCCGGGCGCATGTCCAGAAAGAACTCGCGCGATTGGGCGAACAAGACGGAGTGCAGGAAAGGCTCGTACCCGACCTTCAGATCCGCAAGCAGCGGGTTCGAGTCCTTCGCTAGGTCGAACTCCTGGCCATCGACCGACATCGTCCAGCTGTTCGGCCGCCACGTTCGGGTGACCTGCTTCGGAACACCGGCGTCGTCGATGTAGGAGAAGTCCACGCGGGCGCCTGCCTTCGCATCGGCGTCCCAGTTCATCATGGCGGGGCCCTTGACGCCATCGCTGGTCCGGTCAAACAGGACCCAGCACAGTGCCTCCCACAGCTTCGACTTCCCGCAGGCGTTTCCTTCCATCTGCGGATCCGCGCGATTCTCCCCCCACAGGAAGTAGAGCCCCGGCTTTCCTGGGAAGTCGAAGTGGCGTCTTCTGGCTGTCGCGCGAAAGGGGCCGAAGTTCTCGATCGTAATGCGGAGCGGGGTCATTGTTCGATCAGTCCTAGTCCGATGTCCAGGGCGTCGCCCCCTAGATCCTCTTGCTGTACATAGCGCTGAATGAGATCAGGATCGCTCAGGATCAACGAACGCGGTCCTGTGGCTACTACCCTATTCAGCGGGGTCTCTGAGCGCAGGATGGCGGCTTCCAGCCCCATCAGCCGGACCTTGCGGTGCTCTGCGATGTTCATCAGGTCGAGCCGGAACTTCTTGAACAGATGGCGATCAGCCTGGGCCAGCTCGACCCGCAGCTTGACCTGATCCCCCGGCTCCAGCCAGTCGATCCGCTGGAACTCGTATGGGTCTCTGACGGTCAGTGTCACCCGCTTGATGTTGGGCGGGAACAGGTCGTGTGGCCGCCCCCGGCGATCCAACAGCACGCAGCGCGGCTTGAACTTGTCCCCGAAGTGGACGTGGTAGGGGCTTCCGACGTATTCGACATCGGAGATCACCTGTGGGACGTGGATGTCGCCGCTGTAGACCTTGAGCCCATCGAAGCGGGGGATCTGGGTGCCTTCCATGACCTGCCCGTTGCTGGCGCGTGCTCCCTTCACGGTCTGGTGGATGAAGACCATGGCGAAGAACTCGAGGTTGATCGAGCCCCAGTCAGCAGCCGGGGTCTTCGAGTGTGGCAGGAGCAAGGCCGGGATCCCCTTATCGTCATCCATAAGCTCATGCGGCTTGTGGATGAAGTGCAGTCCTTCGATGTAGTTCAGGAAGGCGAAGGTCGGATGCCCTTCACGCAGGTAGTCATGGTTGCCCATGAGGATGTAGATGTCCTCCAGGGATTCGACCTGCGCCCGGAGATCCACCAGGCTGCGGGTGACCCGGTTGATCAGCTCAGCCGGGTGCCCATCTTTCGCGTCAGTCAGGTCGCCCAGTATGAGCAGGGTTCTAACGGACTCTGACGCGCACGCGTCTCGAAGCCACGGGAACAGGGACCACCTGTATTCGTGAGCGGGGTCGCTGGTCAGGTGAAGATCGCTCGTCAGCAGTGCGGGGAGCAGCATAAGACATCGCCCAATGAAGAATGGCCAGGGCGTCGGCCTCGTTGTCATCCTTCGGCGTGAATCCCCGCTCCTTGGCGATGCGGATCATCACGTCCTTCGGGGCGTTGCCCTTCCCAGACCAGAACCGTTTGATGGTCCCTACTGGAACGCCTTGGTAGGGGATCTTCTGCTTCTCGAGGAGCCGGGTCAGCGTGGCCAGCATGCCGCCGTAGATGTGGGCGGCGTCAACCCCCTTGTGCCCGCGGACTTCCTCAAATACGACCAGATCGGCGCCATTGGTAAGAATGTCACCAACCAACCAATTCTCGAAGCGCAGGAAGCGCATCCCGCCGCCCTCGAAGCGGCTGGACTTACCAAAGGAGTCGACGACGCCCGAGACGATCTTCCCGTGGCGGGTCTGCATCGCCCACCCTAACTTTGACCCGAGATCGAGGGCGAGGATCACTTTCACGCGGCTGGCCCTCCAGCGCGCTGGCCAGATCGAACTCGCGGGTCTGATTCTGGTACCAAGGTGGCTGCCCAACTAGCACGTGGGAGGCAAGCTCCACGACATGACCGCTTAATGACGCCGCCAGTGCTGACGACGTCGCAGCCGTGGGGGCAACCACCATCACTTGGTGCCCCTGCCACTCGATCATCGCCCCGTAGCCTTCCACTAGGGGACCGTTCAGCGTCATGTGTCCTGGCTTCTGGGCCAGCTTGATTGCGGGCATGGTGGGCCGCTCCTTCGATCTTATTCAGCAGCCGTTGGAGCATGCGGAGGGTTCTGGGCAGCTCCCGGTTCTTCGGCTTGCTGGCCATCTTCCCCCGCACGACCCCCATCTGCCGCCGTATCACCAGCGCCGAGTACTCCAGGCCTTTGCGGTAGTCGCTCATGCTAGTACTTCCGGCTCTTCGGGAGGAAGCTGGTCTCGATCTTCACCCACTCCTCGCGGATCGTCGTGGTCAAGGCGGCGCGCAGCTCTCTGGCTTCAGCGCCACCGGCGTCGCGGATCTTGGTGACCTTCGCCTTGTAGCCGGCCTTCGACATGTCGAAGCGCTCGCGCAGGAGATCTTCGCGGTTGTTGTCGATCATCCACTCGACGCCAGCCGTCAGATCGTCAATGCCATAGCCGAACAGCACTGGGTAGCGGGCGCGACGGAAAGGAAGGCCGACCTTGTTCTTCTTCACGTTGGCTTCGATGTGGATGCCAGTGACTCGCTCGACCTTGTCAACGGTCTTGGTCAGCTTCTTGAGCTCGGCCAACCAGACGATGTGCGTCGCGTAGAAGTCCAGCGCGCGGCCGCCACTTCGGGTCTTGGTCTCCCCGAACGTGACGTTCAGCTTGTCGCGGATCTGGCTGATCACGGCAAGGTGCACGTTCGCTTCTTCCAGCCGACGCACGATCAGCCGGAACATCTTGCCGATCTGCTTAGGCTTCGTGCCGCCGTAGGACCCCTCGTCGAACTCCCGCCCCAGCTCGGCCGCATCGGAAAGCGCATCGAGTGAATCAATGATGAAGAGCCCGGCCTTCGCGCCCTTGTAGTCCTTCAAGCAGCGCTCGATGTCATCGTAGACCTGCTCGACGGTCTCCATCAGCTCGCCTGTCTTGTTGAACTCGATGCGATCCACCGGGATGCCGAGGGCCTGGGCGTAGGGCTGGTCGAACGCCGCCTCCGATTCCGCGTAGCGAATCCAGCTGTCTTCAGCCGGGTAGCTCAGCGCGAAGTTTGCGCAGTGCTCCATCGCCAGCAGGGTCTTGCCGGCTGACTTGTCCCCCACGATGTTGCTCACGCGCCCCATCACCCAGCCGCCACCTAGGGCTTCGTCCAGCACGCAACAGCCTGAGCTTACGAAGGACAAGGACTCCTTCTCGTTGCCGCTGGCGAAGTAGGAAGGATCGCCCGAAGGCGACCCCTCCACGCGGACCCGTGAGCGCCCCTTGGCGGGCTCTACGGCCTTTGTTCTGGTCCGGGTCGCCATCGGTTAGTCCCTCCCGCCTTCGCGCCGACGCCGCATCTCGCTCAGCTTGCTCCGGTCGTCGTCCCTGTCATCGCGATCCCGGCCACGCGGCCGCTCTTCTTCGATGCCGGCTACCTTGCAGATCTCGTCGGCCAGTTCTTCGTCAGAGTTAAAGTCATCGGGGTCGAGGTCGAGGTCGAGTTCTTCGACCAGGGCGTCCAGCTCGGACCCGGTCATCTCGTGGATTTCCTTCCATGAGTGGGCCGGCTCGTCTTTCCTGCGGGAAGAACCACGGTCTCGTGACCGATCATCGTCTCGATCCCGCCCACGATCCCCACCACGGCGGTCGTCATCGTCTCGGCTCCGCTCGGCTCCGCGGGATCCGCCGCGACGGTCATCGTGGTCGTCACGATCCCGCCGAGGTCCGCCTCCACCGGAGCCACCAAAGGCCTTTTTGATGTGGTCGTAGTCATAGTAGATCAGCTGCTCAGGCAAGGGATGATCCACGGCGAAGTCCAGCCACTCGGAGCGGCCCAGCGGGCTGTCACGCCGGTCGATGCTGACGCCGGAATACTCGGTGCGATCCTTCGCCCCGCGCTTGTCGAACAGGACGTCGTAGCCTTCGTCCGGGTGGTCGATGGGGAGCACTTCCCCGCTCTTACGGTCCGTCGAGACCGAGCAGATGTCGCGGTCGAGCGTCCAGGGCATCGCCCAGGCTTGCACGCCTTCCTTCTCGGCGTTGCGATCCACGAGGTAGGTCAGCACCCGGCGCTTCGGCTCCAGATCCTTCGCATACTTCTCGTCACCATCGCGCACGGCCTGCTGACGCTCTTCGCAGATCGGGCAGTCCTCGCCCTTCATCTTGTGCAGGCACAGGTAGGTCTGGCGATCCGGGCCCACGCCGAAGTGCACCCAGATGTCGTGGCCGTAATGAGTGGCCTTGTCCCACGTGGGGGGCAGAAAGCGGATCGCGTTCTCCTTGTCGGACGGCTTGAACAGCTTCACCGCGTCCTTCAAGTAGCGGTCGAAGTCGCCCCCACCCTGCTCTGCCCGCTTCTGCACGTCTTCGCGCGAGCGGCTGGAGTACTGGAAGCCGCGACCACCACCGCGCCGACCTCCCCGGTCATCGTCGCGATCCCGGCCACGCGATCCACGATCGTCATCACGCCCCCGGCTTCCGCGATCATCGTCG